ATGCAGGACTATTTTTTGGAGTCTTTGAAGCTCCAGCGCATTGATTTTTTTCTTAAGCTTGTAGCGGCTAGTGAGTGTAGTGATGAAGAGAAGGGGCTGGCTCTGCAGTGGGTTTCTGAACTGACAGATGAACTCATGGCAAAAATCAGAACCCACGAATACAACCGCTCAATGGATGTCATCAGCTGAGGTGACTTTTATGCGCATTGAAATAATGATCGATAAAGAGCAGAAGATTAGCCAGTCTACACTGGACGCCCTTGAATCCGAGCTTTACCGCAATCTGCGCCCTCTGTATCCCAAAACGGTAATCCGTATCCGTAAAGGTAGCTCTAACGGTGTGGAACTGACCGGACTGCAACCGGACGAAGAAAGAAAACAAGTGATGAAAATTATGCAGAAGGTGTGGGAAGACGACAGCTGGCTGCATTAAGAAATGTTGCCCCCAGGAGGATTCATTCTAATGGGGGCTAGTTTGGGCAACGAGTGAAACGAGGCGTAAGGTGGGTAATCATTTTGATAAGTGATCGCCCACTTTGTGCCAAAAGCGGACATCGCAGATATGACAATATGTTAGTCAACCGCGATTAGATCAGTCAGTTGGAGATGGGGGGAAGTTACAAAAACTTGTCGTCCGCCATCTCCGACTACGGGTATTCTTAACTGTACATGCTCTTTCAATCGATGATTTTTGAGTAAGTGACTAACCTATTGTTTTGATAGTAATTAAACGTATAAACGTGCGGAGTTAATTTGAAAGTTATGTGTCTATGTTTGACAAGCAAAATTTTAAAGATTGGTTTTATCCACAGGTAATTTATGCTATTAATAGCCTCAAGCCCTGTAATTATTTTTATTTAAATGGATAAATTTGAAAATGAGTACATATCATAATGATCAGCCAATACTAGGTGGTCAAAATGACCCCGATTTATTAAACAGGCTCGATTTTGCAAATCACTTGGCAAATATTCTACTATTAAATCACAATGATGATTGCCTTACTGTATCTATAGAGGCAGAGTGGGGATATGGTAAAACGTCAGTGATAAATCTTATAAAAGGTGCTTTGAATGAAAAGGAGTTCTTACCAATAATAATAGAATATAATCCATGGCTGGCCGGTCAACCTGAATCCTTGATTCAGGATTTTTTATTACAGTTCTCTTCACAACTAAATATTAAAGACAATTCAAAAGCTGCTTTGGAAGCTTCAAAAGAATTAATTGCATACTCCAATCTCTTCAGTGTAGCAAAACTTATTCCAGGGACAGAACCTTGGGCATCTATCATAGAAAAAGTCCTCTCTAATTTTGGGAGTGCTACTAAAAAGATTGCTGAATTAAAAAAACTGGATCTTTTAGGTAGAAAAAAACAAGTAGAGAAGGCAATAAAAAAAATAAAAAATCCTATTGTGGTAATAATTGATGATATTGATCGATTGACTCCTGCAGAAACTTTTCAAGTTTTACGATTGGTTAAAGCAGTTGCAGATTTCTCAGGAACTTCTTTTTTACTTGCATTTGATCCTAATTATTTGATTTCTGTGCTTGATAAAAATAATATCGTCAATTCTTCGGAGTATCTTAATAAAATTGTTCAACTTCGAGTCCCACTTCCTGTAATCTCAGAAAGGGGTATGAATGAACTTGCAAATGCAGAACTGGAAAAGATAGCTAATAAATCTTTAACTGACAGATTCGAAAGTGATCAAGAAAGACTAAGCTGGATTTATCATAATTATTTTAAAAAACTAATTAAGAATCCGAGAGAGTTAAAAAGATTTTTTAACCATTTGAGATTCGTTTTAGAGCAAATTGAAGGGCAGGTATGTTTTTCTGATCTCTTTGCTTTATCTCTGGTCGCCACTAAATCGAGTTTGGTATACGAGCATATTAAAAGCACACCAGAGGCATATATAGGGAAGAGATTCACTAATGATGGCCTTTTGATGGATAAACCTCAAGATATTGTGGATAGATTTAGTGATGAGCGAAATAAGAAACTGAGTAATTTTTCTGATCAAGAGCGTTCAGTGATGCAGGAACTCTTAGGAGATATTTTCCCACTTCTACAGTCAAGCGGGTATTCTCATTATGGGGTTTCTGATCCCGATACAGCAGGAAGGGTTTCTGCACCACAAAGGCTTCATATTGCGTTTCATTATAAAACTCCAGCAGGGTATATTTCTGATCATGATATTATCAGTTTCATTAATGGAGATGTCAAAAGAAACGAATTTCTAAGAGATGTGCTCTCGCAAAATGCAGAAGAAAGATTTTTTGAAATGATGAATAATTATTCGAGTTATTGTAAGGATAATAGTTTTGAAATATTAACGTGTATTTATGATACTTTTCTGTTTTCTCAAGAATTGAAATCCTCATTGGAAAGAAACTATGGTTTTTTGACAAAAGATCTTTATAGAAGGATGAATTGGCTCACTAATAAGGTAATATCTGAAAGTGATGATAAATATGGGTTAATAAAGGGGGTTGTAGGTAGGCATGAGAATGCGCCACTTGGTGCAGACGTATTATGCCAAGCTCGTAAACAGATTCAAAATGGATGGAATGACAAAATATGGGTTAGTATTGAAGAATTGGCTGAACTTGAAGGTATCTTTCAACAGGTGGCTATTAAAGTTTTAAGTGATAAAATATATTTTGATTATCATCTTGAATCTCATATATTTTTCGAATTAAAGAGAGTTTCATCTCAATTTACATCAGAGTTTATTGCTTCTGTATTATCAAGTGATGGCCTGATTAGGATGTGTGAGATTATTGGTGAAACAGGTAGTGATTCAACAAATGGCCCTTATTTTAAGTTTGATGAAATTTACTTCGGGGAAATACTTGATGTGAATGAACTTCGAAATAAAGCGAAAAATTTAGATTTTTCAATTTATCCCACACGCATTCAAGCTGTACTTAAGAGTATTCTGGATGGACAAAAATATTATTTGAGAGATGCAACTGTTGGTGAAGATTGGTAATACTTTTATAGGCATGCTTAGAGATGATGGAGTATCTTTTTCTCCCTTTTGAGGAAGTGATTTCCAACTGGGCATGGATGCCACATCAAATGGACAGTTGTTGTCACCTGTCAGTTAGCTGCTATTTGTTTATAGCAGCTGAAAGCCCACTACATAGTTACACCAGAAGGAGTAACAATGTAGTGGATAGCTAAATTTGACCACCTTAACAGATATGTTAATTTCCCCCCTCGCTCACAGCGGACTTTCATCTTTGTAAACCCTTATAATTCGCTTTTCAGCGGTCATTCAGATACGGATTTACGCTTTCCTTGGCAGTGCATGACTATGACGCATGAGATCGCATGATCGTTTGAGGATCGTTTTTGCTGAGGCCAGCCAGAACTGGCGTGCTTTTGCTTATGTCATGCAGGTGCATGAAAACCACTACATAAAGTGGGCAGGCGTGGCGGGGATACGAGCGCGCGCTAACTCTTGGCTTTGTTTCATAATCAAAAATGTGATCATTGAGATTATTCTTAATTTTATGTTTGTCTATGAAATATCATTTCGCTTAACATTGTTTGAGTTAGGACTACATGAGAATAAAGAATGCTTTTACCCGTAAGTGTTACATCGTGTGGCTTGTATCACCCCTACTGGCATTTGGGAGAGCGCAACCCTCATAGCGATGAACTATCAAGGCAGATGATGGATTTTAAGGATGAAAATAATCGTAATCATCAAAGGGCTATTAACCGTTTTTCTCGATTAGCTATAGATAAGGTTGGGCGGTTAGTAATCAGAGGTGGCGGTGGGCGTTTTGTTGAGTCTCCTTTTTCGATAGCAGTCGTCCCATCTCACACTGAAGGCAGAATTTCACCGGCTTTGATTGAGGTCGCCGAGCGAATCGTAAATGTTCACCGTCGGGGCATTGTTGATTGCTGTTTGGAAAGAACACGCACTGTTCCTAGCGCACATCGTGAAGGAGGAGATCGCTCAATTACTGGTCACATGTCTAGTATCAGAGTTAGGGGTGGTAACCTCATGGGGCGAAATGTGTTACTACTAGATGATGTTAAAACAACAGGCGGTAGTTTGTCTGCGTGTTTTTATTTACTGGAGTCTGCAGGAGCTGGAGTTATAATGCCATTAGCTCTGCTAGAAACTGCAAACTATGAGGAGTAGCAAAGTGCACTCAGAAGAATTAAAAAATACACTTGGATTAGCTATTCAAATCGGGAAGCTAGCATCTGATCAAAGTGTATTGAAATTCTTTGAGCTTATTGATTTTGATGTTATTCGTGATATACGCGACTTAACTGAGATGGTTAATAGCCACGGGTTTCTAAAAGATAAAATATCTGAGACTGATTTTCTAATAGCGAATGCTGAATTGGAGAACCACCATGTTAATGGTGTGGAGCTAATACCATATGGGTCTGAATTCTATCCTCTTAGTTTAGCGTTTACTCCTAATCCACCATCAATTCTCTACATAAAAGGGGATAAAAGTATACTAAAAGAATTGCCGGGTGTCGCAATTGTAGGATCCCGTGATACTTCCCCTGCAGGGGAAGAAATAACGAGGCGAATCACTAATCAGATAGTGTCTGCTGGGTATATTGTTGTAAGTGGGTTAGCAATAGGCACTGATGCGAATGCTCATAAGGCAACGTTACAAGCAAAAGGAAAAACCATTGCTGTCTTGGCGCATGGTCTTGAGGAGGCTAAGCCGAAGCAAAACAGTCGACTTGCTCAAGAGATTCTGGATAAAGGTGGTGCATGGATTTCTGAGTATCCTATGGGGCGACCGGCCCAGAAACAATCATTTGTACAAAGAAATCGGATACAAGTTGGATTATCTGCAGGTTCAATTTTAATCGAGGCTGCGTTAAATAGCGGAACGATAACTCAAGCTGAGTTTGCAAATAAGGCTAAAAGACCAGTGTTTGCGGTTGTACCTCACCTACCTAATAATCCGCTTAATCTTAATTGTGAGGGAACAGTTGATTTAGTTAAGAGCAACATGGCTAGAGCGTTAAAAACAAAACGGGATTATGATGATGTGATTATGATCATAAATGAGTCTCGGGAGTATTTGTTAGAGCTAAAATGGCCAGGGAAACAGAGTACATTAGACTTGATTTAAAGCGCCTCTTTTAGAGGCACTTTGCTAAATTTGATATCTCTCGAATTTTATAATTTCTTCACCGCTCCAATGATTAAATTCTTTCATTCTTTTTTGTAATGGTAATAATTCATTTTTCACAAATACCTTACTAGCTTTTTCTACATCCCCAAATCCCCCAACATTATTAGGCATTATCCCCATCATCTGTGGCGGAACGCGATGTGCTGCCATCATGTCATCCCGGCTCACGTTCTTGATATTTAGAAACTCATCCTTCGCCGCAACTTCTGACAAAGGGATGATCTGAAGGCCGTCCTTTTTGCCGTTAGGCGAGTACATAAACAGGTTGCGGAAGTTACCCGGACCTTTGGCACTTTTCATTGCATTGCGGAGGTTGTTCACGTCCTCCTGGTTCTGCGCAGCATCGGTCATGTACATGATGAAGCCTGCATGACTACCGTTAATGTAATACTTGCGGCGGAACAGCGTGGCGGACTCATTGAGCAGGGCGGACGGAATGGCAGAAAGATAGCTGGGCAGGCCGTAGATCTCCTGGTTAATGTCCGGTTCCATCAGATGAAAAATGCTGCCTTTCGTGAACTGATACGGCTGGGTTGTCATACCGTATTGCACAAACCAGTAGGTATCCAGGTCTAACCCGCGTCGGGTGTATTTTGCCAGAGCAGGCTCAAGGGCGATAACTTCACCGAAGCGGTTCGTGCGTTTCTCCAGGTAGGCGTTACCAAATACCAGATAGTCCTGCACAAAACGTGAAAAAGCCTGCTGGCTGAGCAGCGGGTGAGGGATGTAGGTACTGGTCAGAATGTTGCATTTTACTGCAATTGGTGAGCTGTGATGCACGGCAGCGCGGAAGGTTCGTGCCAGTCCGTCAAAGCTGACGGGCGGCTCATACCAGCGGTCCATCTGTACGCATTCCACATAGTCCAGCAGTTCACGGCGGTCCAGAACAGGAACGGGATCGCCAAAGCTGAATGCTTCGGCTGAAGTCTGGCTTTTATGCTTGAGCTGATTCGTCGCCGCAGCGCGGTTTTTCTTACTCTTTCCCATCAAAAAATCTCCACAATATTGCTGGTATTGGCGGATTCGCCCTGCAGCGGTTCGTTAAACAGTGCGTGCATCGTTGCCCAGGCCAGATCGGCGTGGCTGGCTTCTTCGCTGCGGCTGGCTTCATAGGTCGGGCGGTTGCCGCTGGCGGTGGTGGCGCGACGGATTGCCATGAATGACTGCGCAATGTCGGTGTGCCCGGCGTCAAACTCCAGACGGCGGTGGCTGATAATGTCGTAGGCCTTGAGTACCAGGGCGTTTTTAACATTGGGGTTGTAGACAAACTCCCGGACGGCAGGAAAGAACGCTTTCACGTTCTCATAAACCCCGTGACCAACGCCGGTTGAGTCGATACCGATATAGGTCACGTTGTACTGTTCGGTGAGTTTTTTGATGGCGTCAGCCTGGGCGCGGAAGTCCATCCCGCGCCACTGGTGACGCTCAAGAATGCGGAACTTACCACCCGGCACGGCTGGCGGAGCCACCACCACGCATCCGGCACTGTCGCCGTTCTGCGTACCTTTTGCCGGGTCATAACCGATCCACACTTCGCGCCAGCCAAACGGGCGCAGGGCCAGTGCATGAAAGTCGGTCCAGACTTCCCAGCTGTCCACCATGCACGCCTGCAGTTCGCTGAGCGGGAACACGGACGCGAGATCGTCCACGAACTCGCACATCAGCAGGTTCTGGTATTCGTCCGGGCTGTACTCCATGCGTAGCTGGTCGAGGTCGAACAGGTTACAGCCGCCGCGCACCGCATCTTCCACGGTGACTATCTGGCGGTATTGCCCGTCTGCGCACAGCAGGCCGGGGGCCAAATTGCTGTGGGACAGGTCGATGTCCACCTTGTCAGCTTTGTTGCGTCCACGGTTGAACAGCGCACCGGACCAGAACGGATAAGCACTGTGGGTCAGGCTGGATGGCGTGGAAAAATAGGTTTGTCGCCATTTTTTGTGAATAGCCATCCCGGAAGCCACTTTGCGCAGCTCCTGGAATTTCGGTATCCAGAAATATTCATCCAGATACAGGTTGCCGTGATAACTCTGGGCCGTGCGGGCATTGGTGCCGAGGAAGTAAAGCGTGGCTCCGTTAGGAAGCACCATCGGATCGCCTTTTAGCTCCACCTCGACTTCTTTGGCGAAGTCGATGATGTATTGTTTAAAGACGTGGGCCTGAGCCTTACTGGCAGAAAGGAAAATCTGGTTACGTCCGGTAAGCAGGGCGTCAATCAGGGCTTCACGGGCAAAATAGAAGGTCGCGCCGATCTGGCGTGACTTCAGCAGGTTGCGGATGCGGTTGGTTTTTCCGGCTTCCCACCAGTGGCGCTGGTAGTTGAACATGGAGGAATGGAAGATTTCTTCCAGCTTCTCAATCTGCTCATCGGTGAAAACATTCTTTTCCGGCTGACGGCGTGGGCCTTTATTGCGGTTGGCGACGTTAGGGTTTAAGTCGGCTTCGTTGCCGCCATTGTTAAACTTGCCGATCCGCGCGTGGCGCTCAGACTGGCGCGCCAGCAGGTCAATCTCTTTGAAATCTTTCCCTTCTTTGTGCTCCTTCATAATGAGCTGGCAGTAGCGTGCGGCGGTGGTGAGCTGCATCTGATCCAGCGGCCCATAGTCACCCCACTTGTCGCGTTTTTTCCAGCTGTGAACGGTTGCAACTTTCTCGCCCAGCATTTCAGCAATGCGGGCTACGCGGTATCCCTGAAAGTACAGCAGCATGGCCTGCCGACGGGGATCGAGATCTGCGGGTGTCAGTGTGGTGTTCATGGCACAAACCTACAGCCTTGAATGAAGGCTTTCCCCGCCTGCGGTTTGTGTGGTTGTCGGTACAAATACCGCGCATTGTTTCACTGCCCCCATCACCGCAACCATAAGGCTCCAGTAAGTTTTTTCTAACGGAGCACGGCTCATGACAGTGAAAGCAAAGCGTTTTCGCATCGGGGTGGAAGGTGCCACTACCGACGGACGCGAAATCCAGCGTGAATGGCTGGAACAGATGGCAGCCAGCTACAATCCGGCGGTGTACACCGCGCTGATTAACCTTGAGCACATCAAGTCTTATCTTCCGGACAGCACCTTTAACCGCTACGGCAAGGTGACGGCGCTGTTTGCTGAAGAAATCACGGAAGGTCCGCTGGCAGGCAAGATGGCACTGTATGCCGACGTTGAGCCAACGGAGTCCTTGGTGGAACTGGTGAAAAAAGGCCAGAAATTATTCACCTCTATGGAAGTCAGCCCGAAGTTCGCTGATACGGGCAAAGCCTACCTGGTTGGCCTGGCTGCCACTGATGATCCTGCCAGTCTGGGTACGGAAATGCTGACATTCAGCGCCAGTGCAGCCCATAACCCGCTGGCAAACCGCAAGCAGAATCCCGCCAATCTCTTTACCGCCGCAGAGGAAACGGTGATCGAACTGGAAGAAGTCCAGGACGACAAACCGTCCCTGTTTGCCCGCGTCACGGCGCTGTTTACCAAAAAAGAGCAGTCCGATGACGCCCGGTTCTCTGATGTGCATAAGGCCGTGGAGCTGGTCGCCACTGAGCAGCAGAACCTGAGCGCACGCACCGAAAAATCCCTGTCTGAGCAGGAAGAACGTCTGTCTGAGCTGGAGACTGCCCTGCAGGCACAGCAGACCGCCTTTAACGAACTGGTGAATAAGCTGAGTCATGAAGACAGCCGACAGGACTACCGCCAGCGTGCAACAGGCGGTAACGCCCCCGCTGATACTCTGACCAATTGCTGATGGAGCACAAACCTGATGAAGAAGAATACCCGCTTTGCTTTTAACGCTTACCTGCAGCAACTGGCACGTCTGAACGGTGTGGCAGTTGAAGAACTGTCCAGCAAGTTCACTGTAGAGCCGTCTGTGCAGCAGACGCTGGAAGACCAGATCCAGCAGTCCGCCGCTTTCCTGACGCTGATTAACGTCACGCCAGTGACTGAGCAGTCCGGTCAGCTGCTGGGGCTGGGTGTTGGCAGCACCATTGCCGGAACCACTGACACCACCGCGAAAGAGCGTGAACCTGTCGATCCGACGCTGATGGTCGATGTGGAATACAAATGCGAGCAGACCAACTTTGACACGGTGCTGACCTACGCGAAGCTGGACCTGTGGGCGAAGTTTCAGGATTTCCAGGTGCGTATCCGTGACGCCATCGTGAAACGTCAGGCACTGGACCGCATCATGATCGGCTTTAACGGCGTGAAGCGTGCGAAAACCTCCAACCGTAGTGAAAACCCGCTGCTGCAGGATGTGAACAAAGGCTGGCTGCAGAAAATCCGTGAGGATGCACCGGATCACGTCATGGGCAGCACCACCACGGGCGGTGAAACCACTCCGGGTGCGGTGAAAGTCGGGAAAGGTGGCGAATATGCCAACCTGGACGCTGTGGTGATGGATGCCGTCAATGAGCTTATCGACGTGGTTTACCAGGACGATGACGATCTGGTGGTGATTTGCGGTCGTGAACTGTTGTCTGACAAGTATTTCCCGCTGGTCAACAAAGAGCAGGAAAACAGTGAAAAACTGGCTGCCGATATGATCATCAGCCAGAAACGCATGGGTGGCCTGCAGGCCGTGCGTGCGCCGTTCTTCCCGCCGAATGCGCTGCTGGTCACCCGTCTGGATAACCTGTCCATCTACTGGCAGGAAGACACCCGCCGCCGTTCAGTTATCGACAACCCGAAACGTGACCGGATTGAAAACTTTGAATCCGTTAATGAAGCCTATGTGGTTGAGGACTACCGCTGCGCCGCACTGGTGGAAAACATCCAGATTGGTGATTTCAGCGCCGCCGCAGCCGAAACCGGAGCGTAATCCATGAGCCTGAGTCCCGCACGGCAGCATCGCCTGCGCGTTCAGGCTGAACAGGCCGCCCGCGAGGGCGGCAGTGTTCGCCACGCATCGGGCTATGACCTGATGCTGCTGCAACTGGCGGAAGACCGCCGCCGTCTCAAGGGCGTTCAGTCCACGGTCAAAAAAGCGGAAATCAAGGTGGAGCTGCTGCCGAAGTACGCCGCCTGGGCAGAGGGTGTCCTGGCTGCCGGAGGCGCTCAACAGGATGACGTGCTGATGTACGTGATGCTGTGGCGCATTGATGCCGGAGATTATGCCGGGGCGCTGGAGATCGGGCGTCATGCCCTGCGTCATGGCTGGGTGATGCCGCTGGGTAACCGCAACGTGCAGACCGTGCTGGCAGAGGAAATGGCAGACGCCGCGCAGAGCGCAATGCTTGCCGCCACCGGCTTTGATGCCGATCTGTTGTTGCAGACGCTGGAGCTGACAGACGGTCTGGATATGCCGGACCAGTCACGGGCGCGTCTGCATAAAGCGATTGGCGCTGTCCTGAGTGAAAGCAATCCGGCTTCCGCCCTTAATCATCTCAACCATGCGTTACAGCTTGATCCCCGCTGTGGCGTGAAAAAAGACAAACAGCAGCTGGAGCGCAGACTGCGCAATGACAGCCGCTGACAGAACGTGCCCCCGCGCACGGGCGGCACGGGGTGGCGAAAGGCACTGCCACATCAAAACCCCGTCCACCGCCCTCTATTTCAGGAGAAAGCAGCATGAAGTTTGTTGCGCCAGAACAGGCACCGGAACAGGCGGAAATCATCAGAAATACGCCGTTCTGGCCTGATGTGGACCTGTCGGAGTTTCGCAGTGTCATGCGCACTGACGGCACGGTGACGCAGCCGCGTTTAAAGCAGGTTGCGCTGTCGGCAATTTCGGAGGTCAACGCAGAGCTGTATGAGTTTCGCAGACGTCAGCAGATGCTGGGGTATGTGTCGCTGGCTGAGGTTCCGGCGGAACAGTTGGACGGCAAAAGTGAGCGCATTCAGCACTATTTCAACGCGGTTTACTGCTGGGCACGCGCCATGCTCAACGAACGATACCAGGACTATGACGCCACGGCATCCGGTGTGAAGCGAGGCGAGGAACTGGCGGAATCCAGCGGTGATTTGTGGCGTGACGCCCGCTGGGCTATCAGCCGGGTGCAGGATGCGCCGCACTGCACAGTGGAGCTTATCTGATGAAAGTGCGTGCGCATCAGTATGACACGGTGGACGCGCTTTGCTGGCGTCATTACGGGCGCACGCAGGGTGTCACGGAGCAGGTACTGAAGGCAAATCCGGGGCTTGCCGAATATGGCCCCTTTTTACCTCACGGGCTGCAGGTGGAGCTGCCGGACATTCCGACCACCACCACCGTGCAGACCGTCCAGCTATGGGACTGAATTATGACGCTTGAGCGAATCAGCGCCTTTATCACGTACTGCATCGCCGTTGTGCTGGCCTGGCTGGGCGATTTGTCCATCAAGGATGCCTCAACGCTGGGCGGCCTGATGATTGGTGTGCTGATGCTGGCTATCAACTGGTACTACAAACACAAAGCCTACCAGCTTCTGCGCGACGGGCAGATCTCGCGGGAGGACTATGAATCCATCAATCGTTAAACGCTGCCTTGTCGGGGCCGTGCTGGCTATTGCTGCCACGCTGCCGGGGTTTCAGCAGCTTCACACCTCCGTGGAGGGGCTGAAACTGATTGCCGATTACGAAGGCTGTCGTCTGCAGCCGTATCAGTGCAGCGCGGGCGTCTGGACCGACGGCATTGGTAACACGTCAGGCGTCATTCCCGGCAAAACCATTACGGAACGACAGGCAGCAGAAGGACTGATTTCCAACGTGCTGCGTGTGGAGCGGGCGCTGGAAAGGTGTGTGAAACAACAGCCGCCGCAGAAGGTATATGACGCTGCGGTGTCGTTTGCCTTCAACGTGGGAACGGGCAATGCCTGCAATTCCACGCTGGTGAAATTACTCAATCAGCGGCGCTGGGCGGATGCGTGCCGACAGTTGCCGCGCTGGGTGTATGTGAAAGGTGTGTTTAATCAGGGGCTGGATAACCGCCGTGCGCGGGAGATGGCCTGGTGTTTACAGGGAGCAAACTGAAATGAAAAAGAAATTAATCAGCGGGCTGTTTCTGATGTTATGGATGGCGCTGTTAATCGCAGCAATGGTGTATCCCCAGGGGATTTTTCCGGTACTGGCAGCGTCCGGCGTTTGGGTAGCCTGTTTACTGATATGGGCGGTAATTCCGGTAGCACTGGCTGCGTTAATTAAGAATGGCCCGCTCTGGCAGGAGTTGAGGGCATCTTTGCTGAAGACAATTACCCGAAAAGAAAACGTATTTATCAGCTGGGTGATGCGATTGCTGATTGTCGTAAGTCTCGCCTGGACGGGGTGGGCTATTACCCTGGTCTTTTATCTACTGACCGTTATTGCCTTCTGGATCACCCGTAATCAGATGGCGCAACAGGTATCAGCATGAACCGGTTGCTGCTGGTTGTGCTGGCGTTATTACTGGCGGCGCTGGGCTGGCAGACGTGGCGGCTGGCTGATGCCAGCCAGACCATCAGCACGCAGGCAGACGAGCTGCAGAGCAAAAGCCAGGCACTGGCAAAGAGCAATAGCCAGCTTATCAGCCTGTCCATTCTGACTGAAACCAATAACCGGGAGCAGGCGCGGCTCTATGCCGAAGCAGAACAGACCAGTGTACTGCTGAGACAACGACAACACCGGATTGAGGAACTGAAACGTGAGAACGAGGATTTACGCCGCTGGGCTGATACACCTTTGCCTGCTGACATTATCCGGCTGCGGGAACGCCCCACACTCACCGGAGGTGCAGATTACCGTCAGTGGTTGTCCGCGAGTGACGCCGTGTCGGCTGGGACAGGCAGCGCCGCGCACTAACGGTGGCCTGAACGCGTTGCTGGATGAAACGGAGGCCGCCTGGGCGGTCTGTGCAGACAAAGTGGACATGATTATTGCGTGTCAGGAGCGAAACAGTGAACAAACCACAATCCCTGCGCCACGCCCTCAATAAAGCGGTGCCTTATGTCCGCAATAACCCGGACAAACTGCATCTGTTTGTGGATAACGGTTCGCTGGTTGCCACGGGGGCCAGCTCCATGTCATGGGAGTACCGCTATACCCTGAACGTGGTGATAGAGGATTTCAGCGGCGACCAGAATCTGCTGATGGCCCCGGTTTTACTGTGGCTTCGGGATAACCAGCCCGATACCATCAATAACCCGGCGTTACGGGAAAAGCTATTCACCTTTGAGGTGGATATTTTGCGCAACGATGTCTGTGATATCAGCCTTAACCTGCAATTGACGGAACGTGTGCTGGTCAGTACTGACGGCAGTGTGTCGAGCGTTGAAGCTGTAGCAGAACCCGATGAACCTGAAGAAATGTGGACGGTGAAACGTGGCTGAACTGCAGAAGGTGGACGACTGGCTGAGTGCCTTGCTGGCGAATCTGGAACCAGCCACGAGAAGCCGCATGATGCGCCAGCTGGCGCAGGAACTGCGCCGGACACAGCAGCAGAATATCAGGATGCAGCGCAATCCAGATGGCAGCAGTTATGAACCGCGCAGGGTAACAGCACGCAGCAAGAAAGGCCGCATCAAACGTCAGATGTTTGCAAAGTTGCGCACCACAAAATACCTGAAAACTGCCGCCAGCGCCGACTCTGCCAGCGTACAGTTTGAAGGCAAGGTGCAGCGTATTGCCCGTGTTCACCATTACGGCCTGCGTGATCGCGTCAGTCGCAAAGGACCGGAGGTCCGTTACGCAGAGCGCCGCCTGCTGGGTGTAAATGATGATGTTGAGGCAATGACCCGCGACATGATTCTGCAATGGCTGGCGGGGTGATCTTTGTATCAGCACTGATACAAGTTGCAGCACTGCCGCCTTTCTTCCCCTGATGGCAACCTTTCCCTATGAACGCACAATTAACCGAAATCATGCGCCTTATCACCAACCTGATCCGCACTGGTGTAGTCACCGAAGTGGACCGGGAAAACTGGCTTTGCCGGGTGAAAACGAGCGACCTTGAAACCAACTGGATTAACTGGCTGACGCTGCGCGCGGGTAATGCCCGCACATGGTGGAAACCATCGGAAGGTGAGCAGGTGGTGCTGCTGAGTCTGGGCGGCAATCTGGAGACGGCCTTTGCGCTGCCCGCTGTCTATTCGAATCAGTTCGCACCACCGTCGACGTCGGCGGACGCCTGTGTGACAGAACATCCTGACGGTGGCTGGTTTGAATACGAACCCGCCAGTGGGCGCTGGTATGTCAGGGGCATCAAATCAATGGTCATTGAGGCCGCTGACAACATCACCATGAAAACCAGTGAGTTTGTACTGGAGGCTGACCGCACGCGCATTAACAGCGAAGTGGTGATCAATGGTGGCGTTACCCAGGGCGGCGGAGCGATGAGTTCTAACGGGATCGCGGTTGATGCGCATCAGCATACTGGCGTCCTGAAAGGCGGCGATACCACCGGAGGTCCGGTATGACGCTTTATAGCGGGATGAACAATACCAGCGGTAAAGCTATTACTGATATTGACCATCTGCGCCAGTCGGTGCGGGACATTCTGCTGACACCGCAGGGTAGCCGCATTGCCCGCCGGGAATATGGTTCCCTGCTGTCGGCTTTAATAGATCAGCCACAAAATCCGGTGTTACGCCTGCAGGTCATGTCGGCTGTGTATGTGGCACTGAGTCGCTGGGAGCCACGGCTGACGCTGGATTCCATCACCATCAACAGCAATTTTGACGGTTCAATGGTGGTGGAGCTGACCGGGCGGCGGAATAACGGTGTGCCTGTGTCCCTTTCCGTATCAACAGGAGCAGAGAATGGCAGTGATTGACCTTTCGCAGTTGCCTGCGCCGCAGATTGTGGATGTGCCGGACTTTGAGACGCTGCTTGCCGAACGCAAGGCAGAATTTGTGGCGCTTCATCCGAAAGATGAGCAGGAGGCTGTGATCCGCACGCTGGAACTGGAATCTGAACCCGTCACCAAATTGCTGCAGGAGAACGCTTACCGTGAGTTGCTTCTGCGCCAGCGCATTAACGAAGCCGCGCAGGCGGTGATGGTGGCTTACGCGATGGGCGGCGATCTGGACCAGCTCGCTGCCAACTACAACGTGAAACGCCTGACGGTGACGCCTGCTGATGATGACGCTGTGCCGCCCGTTGCAGCTGTGATGGAAAGCGATGAAGCGTTACGCCTGCGTGTGCCTGCAGCCTTTGAGGGGCTTTCAGTTGCGGGGCCAACTGCAGCTTATGAATTTCATGCCCGAAGCGCCGACGGTCGGGTGGCGGATGCCAGTGCAACCAGTCCGGCACCTGCAGAGGTGGTGCTGACAGTCCTTAGCCGCGAAGGCGACGGAACAGCAGAAAAAGACCTGCTGGATGTGGTGGAAAAAGCCCTGAACAGTGAGAACGTCCGCCCGGTGGCTGACCGTCTGACGGTTCGCAGTGCAGAAATCATCCCGTACCGTGTGGAAGCCACCATTTTTCTCTATCCGGGACCGGAAGCGGAGCCGGTAATGGCAGCGGCAAAAGCCAGCCTGCAGAAGTACATCGCCAGTCAGACGCGGCTTGGTCGGGATATTCGCCGTAGTGCCATTTTTGCCGCGCTGCATGTTGAGGGGGTTCAACGTGTGGAGCTGGCTTCACCGCTGGCGGATGTGGTCCTGAACAAAACACAGGCCGCATCATGTACGCAGTGGAGCGTAACCAACGGAGGAACGGATGAATAGTCTGCTGCCACCGGGTTCAACTTCACTGGAGCGCCGACTGGCGCAAACCTGCAGCGGGATTTCTGATCTGCAGGTGCCGCTTCGTGACTTGTGGAATCCGGCAACCTGTCCGGTCAGTTTCCTGCCTTATCTCGCCTGGGCGTTCTCTGTGGATCGCTGGGACGAGGGCTGGACAGAAAGCGTCAAACGCCAGGTAGTGAAGGATGCTTTTTATATTCATCAGCATAAAGGAACCACCAGTGCCGTGCGGCGGGTGGTGGAACCGTTCGGATTCCTGATCCGCATTATTGAGTGGTGGCAGACCGGAGAGGCTCCGGGCACGTTTCGCCTGGATATCGGCGTGCAGGACCAGGGCATCACTGAAGATACCTATCTGGAACTTGAGCGACTGATAAGCGATGCCAAACCATGTAGCCGCCACATGATCGGCATGTCCATCAATCTGCAGACCAGCGGCCCGCATTGGGTGGGAGCCGCCAGCTATCTTGGCGAAGAAATCACGATCTATCCGTATATCAACGAAACAATTATTTCTGGCGGCACCGCGCATGAAGGCGGGGCGGTCCATGTTATTGACACAATGAGAGTGAATCCATGAGCACAAAATTTTATACCCTGCTGACGGATATTGGCGCGGCGAAACTTGCCAGCGCCGCCGCGCTCGGTGTGCCGCTAAAAATTACCCATATGGCGGTGGGCGATGGTGGCGGAACATTGCCGACGCCGGACGCAAAGCAGAGTGCACTGGTAAATGAGAAACGTCGGGCTGCGCTGAATATGCTCTATATCGACCCACAGAACAGCAGCCAGATTATTGCTGAACAGGTGATCCCTGAAAACGAGGGCGGTTGGTGGATACGTGAAGTGGGCCTGTTTGATGAGTCCGGGGCATTGATTGCCGTGGGAAACTGCCCGGAAAGCTATAAGCCGCAACTGGCTGAAGGTAGCGGGCGCACTCAGACCGTGCGCATGGTGCTGATTACCAGCAGCACGGACAATATCACCCTGAAAATCGACCCTGCTGTAGTGCTGGCAACCCGCAAGTATGTGGATGACAAGGCACTGGAGCTGAAGGTGTACGCGGATGATCAGATGGCAAAACATCTTGCCGCACCGGACCCGCATTCACAGTATGCACCCAAAGAAAGTCCGACGTTTACCGGGACACCCAAAGCGCCAACGCCAGCAGCAGGGAATAACACCACGCAGATTGCGACCACCGCGTTTGTTCAGGCGGCTCTGACGGCCCTTATTAATGGTGCGCCAGCCACGCTGGACACGCTGAAAGAAATAGCCGCAGCCATTAACAATGATCCGAATTTCAGTACCACCATTAACAATGTGCTGGCACTAAAAGCACCGTTGTCGAGTCCGGCACTCACCGGAACGCCAACAGCCCCCACGGCGGAGCAGTCGGTCAACAATACACAGATTGCCACTACGGCTTTTGTGAAATCGGCGATTGCAGGAATGGTGGGTTCTGCACCCGCGGCACTGGATACACTGAACGAACTGGCGGCGGCACTGGGGAATGATCCGAACTTTGCCACGACAATGCTTAATGCGCTGGCAGGTAAACAACCGCTGGACAATACGCTGACTAATTTGAGTGGAAAGGATGTTGCTGGTCTTCTCGCATACCTTGGTTTGGTGGATGATTCCGGTGTAGTAGGCCGCTTGCTTAATACTCAAGTGATTACCTCATCTGGTACTTACACCCCAACACCGGGTACCCGGAAAATTAAGGTAATTCTTACCGGGGGAGGTGGCGGTGGTAGTTCTGTCATCGCCACATCATTTTCTCAGACGGCGTTTGGAGGTGGAGGTGGCTCTGCCGCAACCTGCATCGGTATTTTTGACCTTGAAGATATCAGTGATTTTTCTGTCGTTATCGGAGCAGGTGGAACAGCTGGTAATCCAGGTGGGACATCAACATTTAATGGAATGTCAGCCGGTTGCGGTGGTGGTGGATCCGGCGTAAACACTCCGGCAACTGGTACTGGTGGTACAGCTGGAACAGCTACTGGCGGGCTAATCAATATCCATGGTGGCCATGGTAGTGACGGTCAGGTGGGAAGTTATTACTCATTTGGTAATGGTGCGGCTTCGTTCTGGGGGGGAGGTGGTCGTTCTGGTGCTGCTAATGGTATTGCAGCCAAAGCATATGGTGCTGGCGGAGGTGCTGCTTATGACACCGCTTTTTCAGGAGTGCTAAAAGCCGGTGGAACAGGAGCGCCTGGGATCTGCGTGATTGAGGAGTTTGCATAATGAATTACGCATTAATTAAAAATAATGTCGTCGTAAATACGGTTGTCTGTAATTCAGATAACGATGCAAAAAAATTATTTCCGGATTACACCGTCATTAATATTACTGGCATTGCCGCAGGAATAAACTGGACATATGACGGTACTAATTTCACGGCGCCAGTTATTGAAAAATCAGTTGCCGAATTAGCCGCGGAAAATATGGCAATATCAAACTCTGAGTATGCTCGCGCAACAACTCAAATCGATTTGTTGAACGATCAGATCCAGGATGCTGACTACACTGACACAACTGAGAACGCAGTGAAGTCGGCACTTACAGAGTGGACTGAGTACCGTAAATCATTACGTGCATATATCAGGGCTGGTGACTGGACACAGTCACTGCCTATTCAGCCAGATTCGGTCAGTTAACGTTTAGCAAGATGTCGGAAGCCGCAGCACGTCGGATGCAAGGACGTGCTGCGGCTGGCTGGCGAACTTTCGATAGTGCGAGTATTGAACGTTTAAGAAAATGAAGAGATAACGGCTAACTGGCATCATTTCCGGTTTCTATTCAGGGGGATGATCATGCTTATTGGATATGTACGCGTGTCAACAAATGACCAGAACACCGATTTGCAACGTAGTGCGCTGAACTGCGCGGGATGTGAGCGGATTTTTGAGGACAAAATCAGTGGTACTAAGTCCGACAGACCGGGGCTTAAAAAACTGCTCAGGACACTATCGGCAGGTGACACACTGGTTGTCTGGAAGCTGGACAGGTTGGGGCGCAGTATGCGGCATCTTGTTACGCTGATAGAAGAGTTGCGCCAGCGCGGCGTGAATTTCCGAAGTCTGACTGACAGTATTGATACCAGTACCCCAATGGGCAGTTTCTTTTTTCATGTCATGGGTGCCCTGGCTGAAATGGAACGCGAACTGATAGTTGAACGTACCAGGGCAGGGCTGGCTGCAGCTCGTGCTAAAGGCAGAGTAGGTGGACGCCGTCCTAAGTTGACTACCGAACAGTGGGCACAGATTGGGCGTTTACTCGAGGCCGGAGAATCAAGACAGCGTATTGCACTGATTTTTGATGTAGGCGTTTCTACCATTTATAGAAAATTTCCGGCAAATAAGAGCAATGAATCTCCCTGAATCAGCTTTATTTTGATTATCCCTGAAAGCAGACAAATACCGTCATTTTGTGTGAATAACGGTACAACTGCGCTTAGCTGTTTGTCAGGCACAATCACTTCAATATAGGGCGAAGCCTAATCCAATCAGGAGGTTCGCCACTATGGCTCAGGATTACCACCACGGAGTGCGCGTTGTTGAAGTCAACGAAGGCACCCGATCCATTACCACGGTGAGCACCGCCATCGTGGGTATGGTCTGCACGGGCGATGATGCCGATGCAAAAATGTTTCCTCTTAATAAACCCGTGCTGATCACTGATGTGCTGACTGCCAGCGGTAAAGCGGGCGAGTCCGGTACGCTGGCCCGTTCGCTGGATGCCATCGCTGACCAGGCAAAACCCGTGACCGTTGTTGTGCGTGTGCCGCAGGGTGAAACGGAAGAAGAAACCACGACCAATATCATCGGCGCAGTGACTGCTGAAGGTAAAAAAACAGGCATGAAAACCCTGTTATCTGCCCAGTCACAGCTCGGCGTTAAACCGCGCATTCTCGGCGTGCCAGGTCACGATAACAAAGCCGTTGCTACTGAGTTGCTGAGCGTGGCGCAAAGCCTGCGTGGGTTTGCTTACCTGTCAGCGTATGGCTGCAAGACGATACAGGAGGCGATCACTTACCGCGAAAACTTCAGCCAGCGCGAAGGGATGCTGATCTGGCCTGACTTTACTGGCTGGGACACGGTGCTGAATGCCGAAGCAACGGCATATGCCACCGCCCGTGCGCTTGGTCTGCGCGCCAAAATTGATGAGCAGACTGGATGGCACAAAAGCCTGTCCAACGTGGGCGTGAACGGTGTCACCGGAATTTCTGCTGATGTGTTCTGGGATCTGCAGGACCCGGCAACCGATGCAGGTCTGCTGAACCAGAACGACGTCACCACGCTTGTGCGTAAAGACGGTTTCCGCTTCTGGGGTTCCCGCTGCCTGAGTGATGACCCGCTCTTTGCCTTCGAAAACTACACCCGCACGGCGCAGGTGCTGATGGACACGATGGCAGAAGCACACATGTGGGCGGTGGATAAACCGCTTAACCCGTCGCTGGCCCGCGACATTATCGAAGGTATCCGCGCCAAAATGCGCAGCCTGGTCAGTCAGGGCTATCTCATTGGTGGTGATTGCTGGCTGGATGAGTCGGTGAACGACAAAGACACGCTGAAAGCCGGAAAACTCACCATCGACTATGACTACACGCCAGTGCCGCCACTTGAAAATCTGATGCTGCGCCAGCGCATCACCGATCAGTACCTGGTGAATTTCGCCAGCCAGGTCAGCGCGTAAGGGGACAACATGGCTTTACCACGCAAATTAAAACATCTGAACCTGTTTAACGACGGGAACAACTGGCAGGGGATCGTTGAGTCGCTGACGCTGCCGAAATTCACCCGCAAATATGAGAAGTATCGCGGCGGCGGAATGCCGGGTGCAGTGGATGTGGATCTGGGACTGGATGACAGTGCACTGGATACAGAATTTTCCATTGGTGGTACTGAACTGCTGCTGTTTAAGCAGATGGGCAAATCCACGGTGGATGGCATCCAGCTGCGCTTTACCGGCTCTATTCAGCGTGACGATACCGGGGAAGTGCAGGCCGTGGAGCTTGTCGTGCGTGGACGTCACAAAGAAGTGGATTCCGGCGAGTGGAAGACGGGCGAAAGCAACACCACCAAAGTGACCAGTACCAACAGCTACGCGAAGCTGACCATCAATGGTGAGGTGCTCTATGAAGTGGACCTTATCAACATGGTGGAAATTGTGGACGGTGTGGACCTGATGGAAGTGCACCGCAACGCCCTCGGCCTCTGATATATCTGAACGGCGCGGGATACCGCGCCAGAACCCAATTGACAGGACAGCAAAATGAGCGATAAGCAGACTGAAAAGACCATTCAACTGGATACCCCCATCAAGCGCGGTAAAACAGAAATCACCGAAATTGTGCTGCGTAAACCGCAGTCCGGTGCGCTGCGCGGTACACGCCTGCAGGCCATTATGGATATGGATGTAAACGCGATGATGACCGTGATCCCCCGCATCTCCAGTCCGGCACTGACTGCACAGGAAATTGCAGAGATGGACCCGGCAGATCTCACTGCCATGTCGGTTGAGGTTGTCACTTTTTTGTTGAAGAAGTCGGTGCTTGCCGGTTTACCGACAGCCTGACGGTTGACGATCTGGTGGCAGATATCGCCACCATTTTTCACTGGCCGCCATCCGTTACTGACGTTATGCCGCTGACCGAAGTGCTGGAATGGCGGTATAAAGCGATTCAGAGAAGCAGGGCCAACGATGAGTGATAACAACCTGCGTCTGCAGGTCATTCTTAATGCGGTTGACAAGCTCACCCGCCCATTTCGATCTGCGCAGGCCAGTTCAAGAGAACTGGCTGCTGCTGTCAAAAAATCCCGCGATGCAATAAAGCAGCTTGATCAGGCCGGGAGCAGTCTGGACAGCTTCCGAAAGCTGCAGGCAGAAAATCAGAAATTAGGCGACAGGCTGAACTATGCCCGCCAGCGTGCAAATTTGCTCAGTCAGGAACTGGGAGCGATGGGGCCGCCTTCGCAACGTCAGGTTGTTGCTCTGGGCCGTCAACGGCTGGCTGTTCAGCGCCTGGAAGAACGCCAGAAAAAGCTGCAGCAGCAGACGGCGCTTGTGCGTGCTGAACTGTACCGGGCGGGAATTTCTGCGAAAGACGATGCGGGAGCAACTGCCCGTTTAGCCCGTGAAACATCACGTTATAACCAGGAACTTTCGAAACAGGAGGCGCGGCTGAAGCGACTGGGGGAAGCTCAGCGCAGGATGAATGCAGCGCGTGCCAGTTATGCCCGTTCGCTGGAGGTGCGTGATCGTATTGCAGGTGCCGGAGCCACCACCACGGCTGCAGGGCTGGCAATGGGTGCGCCAGTGATGGCGGCAGTAAAAAGCTATACCAGCATGGAAGATGCCATGAAAGGTGTGGCAAAGCAGGTCAATGGTCTGCGTGACGATAATGGCAACCGCACTGCACGTTTTTATGAAATGCAGGATGCCATCAAGGCTGCCAGCGAACAGTTGCCGATGGAAAACGGTGCGGTGGACTTCGCTGCACTGGTTGAAGGTGGTGCGCGCATGAACGTCGCAAACCCTGACGACAGCTGGGAAGATCAGAAACGTGACCTGCTGGCCTTCGCCAGTACGGCAGCAAAGGCGGCAACAGCCTTTGAGCTGCCAGCGGATGAACTGTCAGAAAGTCTGGGGAAAATCGCCCAGCTCTACAAAATCCCCACCCGCAATATTGAACAGCTCGGTGATGCGCTGAACTATCTGGATGATAACGCCATGTCGAAAGGGGCAGACATCATTGATGTGATGCAACGTCTGGGCGGTGTGGCTGACCGTCTGGATTATCGTAAAGCGGCGGCGCTGGGTTCCACCTTCCTGACACTGGGCGCTGCGCCAGAGGTTGCAGCCAGTGCAGCAAACGCGATGGTGCGTGAATTGTCCATTGCCACCATGCAAAGCAAGAGTTTCTTTGAAGGGATGAATCTGCTGAAACTCAATCCTGAAGTGATTGAAAAGCAGATGACGAAGGATGCGATGGGAACCATCCAGCGCGTGCTGGAGAAGGTAAACGCGCTGCCGCAGGACAAGCGCCTGTCTGCCATGACTATGTTGTTTGGTAAAGAGTTTGGCGATGACGCGGCGAAACTGGCAAACAACCTGCCGGAACTGCAGCGTCAGTTAAAACTGACAGCGGGCAATGATGCGCTTGGCTCCATGCAGAAAGAATCCGACATTAACAAGGATTCACTTTCTGCGCAGTGGTTGCTGGTCAAAACCGGAGCGCAGAACACCTTCAGCAGCCTGGGCGAAACGCTGCGCCAGCCGCTGATGGATATTCTGTACACGGTGAAAAGCATCACGGGAGCGTTGCGCCGCTGGGTGGAAGCTAACCCGGAACTGACAGGCACACTGATGAAAGTATCGGCTGTTGTGGCTGCGGTTACCGTCGGCCTCGGCACCTTAGCGGTGGCGCTGGCTGCAGTGCTGGGGCCGCTGGCAGTGATCCGTCTGGGATTCTCTGTGTTGGGTATCAAAACGTTATCTTCCGTTACGGCAGCAGTAACTCGAACCAGCAGCGCGTTGTCCTGGCTGGCTGGCGCACCACTGGCACTGCTGCGACGCGGGCTTGCTTCATCGGGCAACGCCGCAGGTTTACTTACTGCGCCGTTGTCGTCTTTGCGCCGCACGGCATCACTGACGGGAAATGTCCTGAAAACTGTAGCAGGTGCGCCGGTTGCACTTTTGCGGTCTGGATTATCCGGTTTACGTGCTGTTGCTGTGATGTTTATGAATCCTCTGGCGGTACTGCGCGGTGGACTGGCCGCCGCAGGCACGGTGCTGCGAGTACTGGCATCTGGTCCACTGGCGATGCTGCGCGTTGCCCTGTATGCCATATCTGGTCTGTTAGGTGCTCTGCTCAGTCCGATAGGTCTTGTGGTTACTGCACTGGCGGGCGTGGCGCTGGTTGTCTGGAAATACTGGCAACCCATCACCGCATTTCTCGGTGGCGTGGTGGAAGGATTCAAAGCGGCGGCAGGTCCCATCAGTGCAGCGTTCGAACCGCTTAAGCCCGTGTTCCAGTGGATTAGCGACAAAGTGCAGGCGCTGTGGGGCTGGTTTACTGATCTGCTGACGCCCGTTAAGTCGACCTCTGCCGAACTGCAGAGCGCAGCGGCAATGGGGCGGCGATTCGGGGAGGCACTGGCGGAAGGGCTGAATATGGTCATGCATCCGCTGGACTCCCTGAAATCCGGCGTTTCCTGGTTGCTGGAGAAGCTCGGCATTGTCAGTAAAGAGGCCGCAAAGGCAAAACTGCCGGAAAGCGTGACGCGTCAGCAACCTGCGACGGTGAATGCAGACGGTAAAGTGATGATGCCATCGGGTGGTTTTCCATCATGGGGATATGGCTTTGCGGGGATGTATGACAGCGGCGGCTATATCCCGCGCGGGCAGTTTGGCATCGTCGGTGAAAACGGGCCGGAAATTGTTAACGGCCCGGCAAATGTGACCAGCCGGAGAAATACAGCTGCACTGGCTGCCGTTGTTGCCGGAATGATGGGCGTTGCTGCCGCGCCTGCAGAGCTTCCACCGTTGCACCCTTTGGCACTTCCCGCGAAAGGCGGCGAAGCGATGGTGAGTCGTGCAGCCACTGTGCCGCCCGTTCAACGGATTGAGGCACCGATGCAGATCATCATTCAGACGCAGCCAGGACAAAGTGCGCAGGATATTGCGCGGGAGGTGGCCCGCCAGCTTGATGAACGTGAACGCAGGCTGAAGGCAAAAGCCAGGAGTAACTACAGCGATCAGGGGGGATACGACGCATGATGATGGTGCTGGGATTGTACGTGTTTATGCTGCGCACCGTGCCGTATCAGGAGCTGCAGTATCAACGCAGCTGGCGACATGCGGCAAACAGCCGGGTAAACCGACGTCCGTCCACGCAGTTTCTGGGACCGGACAACGACATGCTGACGCTTTCCGGTGTTCTTATGCCGGAGATAACAGGTGGCAGGCTGTCGTTGCTGGCACTGGAGCAGATGGCAGAACAGGGGAAAGCATGGCCCCTGATTGAAGGCAGCGGCACGATTTATGGCATGTATGTGATTGAGGGACTGAATCAGACTAAAACGGAGTTTTTCCGCGACGGTATGCCGCGCCGGATTGAGTTCACCCTGTCGCTCAAAAGGGTGGATGAATCATTGTCCGATATGTTCGGTGATCTCAGTGCGCAACTGAATAATCTGCAGGACACGGCAACGTCTGCCTTAAGCGATATCAGTAAAACGGTGGGAGGGCTGCTGTCGTGAATTTCAGCTCTGAACTGCTTAACAAAGGCAACAAAACTCCCGCATTCAGCATCAGTATTGAGGGCAGGGATATCACCACTGTGCTGGATAACCGCCTGATGAGTCTGACGCTGACGGACAATCGGGGCTTTGAAGCGGACCAGCTTGATCTGGAGCTGGACGACGCCGATGGAAAAATAGCGCTGCCGCGCCGTGGTGCGGTCGTTACGCTGGCGCTGGGCTGGAAGGGGCAGCCGCTTTTCCCGAAAGGGGCATTCACGGTGGACGAGATTGAACACACTGGCGCACCGGACCGCCTGACTATCCGGGCGCGAAGTGCTGATTTTCGGGAAACGCTGAATACCCGCCGTGAAAAGTCGTGGCACAAGACCACTGTCGGGGAAGTGGTGAAGGAAATAGCTGTGCGGCACAAACTGAAGATGGCACTGGGTAAAGACCTGTCAGATAAACCCGTGGAACATATAGACCAGACCAATGAGAGTGACGGCAGTTTTCTGATGCGGCTGGCGCGCCAGTACGGTGCTATTGCGTCGGTGAAAAATGGCAATCTGTTATTCATCCGGCAGGGACAGGGTAAAAGCGCCAGCGGTAAACCACTACCGGTGATCACTATCACACGTAAGGACGGCGACAGTCACCGCTTTACCCTGGCAGATCGCGGAGCCTATACGGGCGTAATTGCCAGTTGGTTGCATACCCGCGAACCCGCGAAGAAAGAAAGCACCACGGTGAAGCGTAAGCGCAGGACTAAGAAGCAGAAGAAAGAGCCGGAAGCGAAGCAGGGCGATTACCTGGTGGGTACGGATGAAAACGTGCTGGTACTTAATCGCACCTATGCCAACCGGAGCAACGCCGAACGGGCGGCAAAAATGCAGTGGGAACGCCTGCAACGCGGCGTTGCGTCATTCTCGCTACAACTGGCGGAAGGGCGGGCAGATCTCTACACGGAAATGCCAGTGAAAGTCAGTGGCTTTAAACAGCTGATAGATGATGCGGAATGGACCATTACGACTCTGACACATACCGTCAGCCCGGATAACGGTTTTACGACCAGTCTGGAGCTTGAAGTGAGGATTGATGATTTCGAAATGGAATGATTCTTCGCAATGGAGAACTTTTAAGTTTGCAAAATGGAATAATGCGGTATCATTATTGTGAATTTAGCAAAAATGGGGAGAACTCGAAAAATGATGATTTGCCCACTGTGTGGAAGTGCCGCCCATACTCGCAGCAGTTTTCAGGTATCTTCATTGACCAAAGAGCGTTACAACCAGTGCCAGAACATTAACTGCAGCCATACTTTTGTTACCCATGAAACTTTTGTTCGTTCGATTGCAACGCCAAAAGAGTCAAATCCGGTTCAGCCGCATCCAATGAAATCAGGACAGGTAGCGCTCTCTCTTTGACGCTGCCGCCATTTTGTCGCCATCGTTAAAAAACAGTGCTTCTAACATCATGATCTTAAACAGCTTAAATTTCAGGCAACAAAAAACCCATCAACCTTGAACCGAAATGGCGGGGTTGATGGGCTCCACAAAATGGGGACATCAAAGAAAAGCAGTGGCACTAATTAAGACTGATGCCCTGCGGAAAAGTTCTGCGGTTGTGCAAAAAAATTTCATTTTCAGGGCAACTTCAGTTTTATCCTAATCCTGGCCATACCATGACGATGATTGTCCCTGCCAGCGTCAGCAGGACGTTGGCGATTGCATAGGTGCCCGCATAGCCCAGCGCCGGGATGTTACTGCGAGCTGTATCACTGATGATCTCCATTGCCGGCGCGCAGGTACGTGCGCCCATCATTGCGCCGAACAACAGCGCGCGGTTCATTCGCAATACATAAGCACCGAACAAGAAACAGATAACCACGGGCACCAGACTGACAATCAATCCGGCAATCAACATCTGACCGCCAATCGCGCCCAGGCCGTTATTAATACCGCTACCGGCGCTCAGACCAACGCCTGCCATAAACACCATCAAGCCGAACTCTTTCACCATGCTTAATGCACCCTGCGGAATGTAACCGAAGGTCGGGTGGTTAGCACGCATAAAGCCCAGCATAATTCCGGCGAATAACAACCCGGCAGCGTTCCCCATGCCGAAACTGAATGTGCTGAACTGGAAGGTGATCATCCCGATCATCAGCCCAATAACAAAGAAGGCGCAGAATGCCAGCAGGTCAGTGACCTGGCTGTGAATCGAGATAAAGCCGATGCGATCGGCGATGGTTTTTACGCGGCGGGCATCGCCGCTGACTTGTAAAACGTCACCTTTGTTAAGCACGACGTTGTCATCTATCGGCATCTCAATCTGGCTACGAATGACGCGGTTAAGGAAGCAACCGTGATCGGTCAACTTCAGTTGTGCGAGACGTTTACCTACAGCGTTATGGTTTTTAACGACCACTTCTTCAGTGACGATACGCATGTCGAGAAGGTCACGATCGAAAACTTCTTTACCGTTACGGAAGCTGGGATCGAGTCGGGCATGGGCGTCGGGATAGCCTACCAACGCTATTTCATCGCCCATTTGTAGCACGGCATCACCGTCTGGATTTGCCAGAATCCCGTTACGTCGAATACGTTCAATGTAGCAGCCGGTTTGTCGATAAATACCCAGTTCACGCAGATTTTTGCCGTCGGTCCAGGCCACCAGTTCCGGGCCGACGCGATAGGCGCGGATCACCGGTAAATAAACCTTACGGTTGGCATCAGTGTCCAGGCCACGTTCGCGGGCGATTTGCTGGGCGCTGGTCTGTAAGTCCTGATGCTGCAATTTCGGCAAGTAACGCGCACCAACAATCAAACTCACCAGACCGATTAAATAGGTTAAGGCATACCCGAGGCTCAGATTATCCAGTGCCAGTGAGAGCTGCCTGCTTTCCATGCCGGAATGACGCAGTGTATCGCCAGCACCGACCAGAACCGGTGTCGACGTCATAGAGCCTGCTAACATACCGGCCGTCAGGCCAATATCCCAGCCAAACAGCTTACCTAACCCTAAGGCGATCACCAGCGCACTGCCAACCATCACCAGTGCTAACATTAGGTAATTTTTCCCATCGCGAAAAAAAATGGAAAAAAAGTTCGGTCCGGCTTCGACCCCGACGCAGAAAATAAACAGCATAAAGCCAAGATTAAGCGCATCGGTGTTAATGCTGAAATGTTGTTGGCCTAATAACAGCGATACGACTAAAACGCCAATGGAATTACCCAGTTGGATCGAACCAAGTCGTAACTTTCCGAGACATAGCCCAAGCGCGAGGACCACAAATAATAACAGAATGTAATTCCCATTTAACAATTCGGCGACGTTTATATTCACGGAGGCTAACTTCTTGTTTACTAGTAAGCTGTTGAAAGAAATGGTAATTTACGATAATGTTTTTTACCAGAATTCAGGGCGCAGATTCATTCAGCGCACCTAAACGATAGTAAAGTAACAATATATTTTACTAGTGTAATCACATTAGGTATCAACGGCTATATGAATTGCGTTGGCCTATATTAGCATGGAATGCGAAGCGGCTTTATCTTACTGAACGCCACACTGGCGAAAAATGTGTTCGATAGACGCAGTGTCAGGAGGAACGAGTGAAACATAAACAACGTTGGGCGGGGGCAATCTGCTGTTTTGTCCTCTTCATTGTGGTGTGCCTTTTTCTGGCGACGCACATGAAAGGCGCTTTTCGGGCTGCCGGGCATCCTGAAATCGGCTTGCTATTTTTCATTCTTCCTGGAGCAGTCGCCAGCTTCTTTTCACAGCGTAGAGAAGTCCTGAAACCTCTGTTTGGCGCAATGCTGGCGGCACCCTGTTCGATGCTCATTATGCGGCTGTTTTTTTCACCGACGCGCTCATTCTGGCAAGAGCTGGCATGGTTACTAAGCGCGGTGTTCTGGTGTGCGCTGGGGGCACTGTGTTTCTTATTTATCAGTAGTTTGTTTAAACCACAGCACAGAAAAAATCAGTAAAGCCCTCAACGCGAGGGCTTGTCAGACGATCAGGCGTCCAGATTTTCTTTCACCCATGCAGCAAAATCGGTATAGCCGCCGATATGTTGCTGATCGACAAAAATCTGCGGCACGGTTTCTACGGGTTTACCTGCCTTTTGTTGTAGATCTTCTTTAGTGATCCCTTCCGCACGAATATCTACATACTGATACTGAAAATCATCGCGTTCATTGCTCAATTTCTCAGCCAGATCTTTTGCACGCACACAGTAAGGGCAACCCGAACGACCAAAAATAACGGTTTGCAT